CTCGGGACCTTGTCATTGAGAAAACGGTCCAGAGCGTCGGATCCGATGGTCGCTTGTATACCCGGTAGAGCCAGTTCGAGGGCGGCCGCCCAGTAGGGCGTGGTGACACGCTGCTCGGTAGGGGGTTTCTTGGCGAGGCGACAAAGCAAGACAGTGGCCAAATTCTCGTCGGATTGGCCCGGACTGTAGGCGGGAGCGTTCACCGGCATCATGAAGAACACAGATGCGTTAGTGATTTTCGGCTCACCAAACTCTTCGAAAGAAAAATTTTCGGGTAAGACGAGCTCAACTTCCTTAGCTTTCGCGAGGTCGGGGTATTCGGTATAGGAGCGGTATTCTTTGCGAACAACGCCCCGCTCGATGACAAGCGGTTCGGAGGCAACATCGGGGAATGGGTCCGTGGGTGGGCGCGCTTCCCAGGGCGCATCGTAAAAGGCAGCTCGGAACTGTTCCCATTCAGGACGGAGGAGCAGTGCTCTGCGGCCAAGCTTACACCAGACTATGGTGATCAGGACTGCGATAAATATCAACAGACTCCAACCTAAAGCCATAGGTGCGGGTGGTAGAGTGGCGTTCGAGGGGAGCAAGGGTAGGCCATTGTAAAGGGCGAAATGGCCGAGAACCCATAAAAGATTGTGAAAGAAGTGCGCGAAGATGGCGTACTTGAGAGACATCCTGTGCATGATCCAGTGTTTGAAAAGATGGGTCGCCAAGGAAATGGGCGGTTGGCCCCACATCTCGGCGATGCCGATCCACAGCGTTACTGGGAAGCCTATCAAGGGAGCATGTTTGATTAGCTCTTCCAAGATAGGAGCAAGCACAAGCGTTTGAACAATCTTGCCGATGACGGGATCTAGCTGGGCAACGCAATAGTGTCCAATGAACAAGACCGCATCCGAAAGGGCGGTGGCCGCGGTGACCGTGACGGCAGCAGCAAGCGTGAGAATGAACTCAATCGCGAGTGCAATGCTGGAAACCAGCGGGTTCACGGAGAAGGTCATGTTGTTGCCGATCAAGAAATGGAACAACCAGACAATGAATGCGCTGCTCGGCCCGGGGAAGAAATACCACAGGAACAGGACCAACGTAAAGATGGCGCCTGCTCCAAGGGTGGCCCACTTGTAGGAATCTTCTTC